TGTAAGCATCAGGCCCGTGTTCGATTCACGGTGGGGGCACCAATTGGAAGACCGGAAGCCCGGTGAGCCCGTTTCCTCCGAAGCTTTGGGTAGGCGATAGTCGGGGGTTGCGCCCCGATCTTCCATCCCATACAATGTTTTGAAACCCGGCTAGCTTGGAAGTCATGAGCCAAGCGAAAAGCGAATCCGTCCCGCCTGCCGTTGGTTTCTTTCAGGACGGCATCGGACGAGAATATGCACTACTACCTCTTCAACATAGGGGACTATCAGTCCCACACAGGCCACCTGTCCGACATCGAAGACTTGGCCTACAGGCGAATGCTTGATTGGTGCTACCTGCACGAAAAGCCTCTCCCCAAAAACGAACAAGAAATCAGTCGATTGATACGTATGCGAACGCATTGCGACAGCATTGCTACCGTATTGCGAGAATTTTTTCAGTTGACAGAGGAGGGCTGGATTTCACCAAGAATCTTGTCTGAAATTGAAAAAGTTGGCGTCAAATCCAAAAAGGCCAGCGAGTCTGCCAAGGCAAGGTGGAATAAAAAGGATCATGCGAACGCATTGCGAACGCAATCCGAAAGCAATGCTACACAAGACACATTACCCATTACCCAAAACACAAATAAAGTCGCTACCGCTCCTGAATCTGTGGATAACTCTGTTTGGGAAGACTTTCTAAAAATCCGCAAAGCAAAGAAAGCCCCGATGACGGCCACCGCGCTGGAGGCGATCAAGCGCGAAGCAGAGAAGGCCGGTTGGCCGCTGAACGATGCGATCAAGGAGTGCGTGGTACGCGGCTGGCAAGGGTTCAAGGCCGAATGGGTAGAAAAGCGCACGGTTGACAAGCCTGACCCGGGCCTGCAAAAGCTCAAAGAAGACGAGAAGCTGGCTCGACCGATGCCGGAGTCTGTGCGCCAGATGCTTCAGTCTGCCGTCAAGAGGATGCCGACATGATTCATTATCACGGCACTCCAATTACACCGATTAAAGCTTTGGAAACAATGGGTGGAAAACATTTTTGCGTCAGTTTTGCAAGACCAGATTCATTGGAAAGATGCAAAAAACTTGGTCAATCTTTAATGCTAGATAACGGGGCTTTTTCTTGCAAAACTCTTGGCAAACCTTTTGATTTGCATGGCTTTTATCAATGGGTTGAAGAACATCTCATCCATCCAAACTGGGCGGTCGTTCCAGATTTTATTGATGGAACTGTAGAGCAGCAAAAACAAATGGTTAAAACTTGGCCATTTAGAAAAGAATTGGGAATCCCTGTTTGGCATTTAGGTCTTCCAATTGATTATTTGCTTGAGCTTTGTGATGAATGGGGACGAGTATGTTTTGGCAGCGCAGGTCAATATTGGCAAATTGGAACTGATTTGTGGTGTGGACGAATGGATGAAGCTTTTAATGCGCTTGTGAAACGCTATGGAAGGCAAATTCCGTGGGTTCATGGCATGAGAATGCTTGGGCAATCTTCCGGTCCATGGCCTCTTGCTAGTGCTGATTCAACTAATGTTGCATTGCATCACGCAGAAAAACAAGAATGCGCCGGTTGTATGGCAAAGCGAATCGATTCAACCAACCCGCCTTCTGATTGGCTGGGTAAACCTATTCAGGAGGAACTATGCTTTTGATTGCAATTTGTATTTATGCTGTTTCGATGACGCTTGCCAATTTATTGGTAACAATGTTTGGTCCAAGTATTACTCCATTAAATGCCTTTGTTTTAATTGGTTTGGATTTAGCTTTGCGTGATTGGCTTCATATTAAGTTAAAACCTTGGCAAATGGGTACATTGATTATTGGCAGTGGATTATTGACATATGCATTTAATCCAGAGGCTGGACAAATTGCTTTTGCTTCTGCTTGCGCTTTTACAGTGTCCTCTTTGGTTGATTGGGCAACTTTTGCAAAACTCAAAGGAAGTTGGCTAATTCGAGCTAATGGGTCAAACATAGCCGGGGCAGCAATCGATTCGTTGTTATTTCCAACGATAGCTTTCGGTTCTTTGATGCCTGAAATTGTTGCGGCGCAATTTATTGCCAAAACGGTCGGCGGCGCTGCATGGGCTTATTTGCTTAAAAATAGGATGCCGACATGATTTCCTGCATGGGAGGCTGGTGCTCGAAACGGGACCGCTGCGCCCACTACGCGGCAACTTCAACTGTGATTGTCGAAAGGCTTTGTGAAATCAATGAGTGCTTTGTACCGCGAGTTCGTTATCCGCAACCCACAGGCGTGGGAGAGCTTCATGGCTTTTGCCAAGCAGAACGTGAAAGCTTTGAGCCAATCTGGCAGACCATTGAGGATTATCGCCACTAACGATGAAGCCAAGCGAAATAATGAACAAAACAAAAGATACTGGGGTTTTATATTAAAGAAAATATCAGAGCAAGCATGGGTTAGCGGCAAAACATATTCCACCGATGTGTGGCATGAATACCTAGCTCGAAAGTTTGGCGTTTGCGAAGACGTTATATTGCCAGACGGCGAGATAATTATTCGTAGAAAGTCAACCACCCAAATGACTGTGTCCGAATTTACAGAATATATGACACACTGCGAAGCCCACGCAATTCAGCATTTAGGAGTTGATTTTGCACTCTAAATTCAAATACATCCGAGATGTCGCCATATTGCGGCACTGCCGAACGATGCCCTGCATGGCCTGCGGGATTCAAGACGGCACGGTGGTGGCCGCGCATTCCAACCAATCCAAGCACGGCAAGGGCCGCGGCATCAAGGCAAGCGATCAGTACGTGGCCGCGCTATGTCACCGGTGTCACTTCGAGGTCGATCAAGGTAAAGGCACGCGAGAAGAGAAAAACGCGATCTGGGATGAGGCTCATCGATTGACGCGAATGATCCTTGAGAAAGACGGGCTATGGCCTCAGGACTAGAAGAACTTTTTGCTCTGCACTGCAAAGCCTACGGGCTCACGCCAGTGCGGGAACATAGGGTGGTGCCAACCCGTCGCTGGCGATTCGACTACGCCTTTCCTGAAGCCCTTCTTGCGGTCGAAATTCAAGGGGGTACATGGATCAATGGTGGACATTCCCGCGGCAAGGGCATTGAGAGAGATTGCGAGAAGGCCGCAGAGGCCATGATCCTTGGCTGGCGAGTGCTTCATGTGACCACCGATCAGGTCCGAAATGGGCAGGCCATATCATGGGTTGTCAAACTCTTGAACTAGGGAAAATCCCTATATCAATCACTACCGGTAGGTCCATCATTGCGTCATGTTCAACAACTGGAGTTCCTCATGTGGCCTTTCCCAAAACAACTTCCCCCGCTTGACTTGCCCCCTGCGATCAAAGAGCCGCGGCAACGTCGAAAACCAATCCCCTTTAAACCGGCACCTTTCTAATGAAAGCAGAAGACATCCTCGAACAAATCGAACATATTGCCACGCGATATTTCGATGAAAACGAATTGCTGGAGCGAAACGAATACAAAGTTCTTTTGCTTCAATCCAAAATCAGAGAACTGGTAGCACTTTTAAATTCATATGATTTACAAGAAACTAAATGACGCTCGGATTAAGTTTCACAAACTTAGTTTGAGAAAGACAGGACACAATAAATTTTCGGATTATCATTATTTTGAATTGGCAGATTTTTTAATACCTGCAATTCAAGTATTTGATCTCGAAGGATTGTGTGCAGTAATTTCTTTCACCAAAGAAACTGCAACAATGACAATTTATGACGTGGAAAAACCGCAAGATCAAATTGTCATTACCTCCCCGATGGGCACGGCCAACCTCAAAGGCTGCCACGAAGTCCAGAACATTGGAGCGGTTGAGACCTATCAACGCCGCTACCTTTGGATGTCGGCGCTTGAGATCGTCGAGCACGATGCCCTTGATCGGGTTGAATTTGATGAGTACGCAGTCTATGAAAGCGCACACCTTCAGATTCTTCGAGAGGCCGCGCTCGATGGGCTGGATGCCTTACAGAAGGCTTTCAATCAACTGCCTGCACATCCCATGAAAAGTAAGTTTTGGGCTACGCATCAAAAGTCTTTGAAGGAGGCAGCAAGTGGAACAAAGAACTGAAGAATGGTTTGCAGCACGACTAGGTAAAGTCACCGCATCTCGGATTGCCGACATTATGGGCGTGACCAAGACCGGTCCTGCGGCCAGCCGCGAGAACTACGCCGTCGAGCTTGCCTTACAAAGACTTACGGGCAAAGCTGAAGAGACGTACACCAATGCGGCTATGCAGTGGGGCGTGGATAAAGAGCCCGAGGCTAGAGCAGCGTATGAGGCCGCTAGGGGCGTTTTCGTGACCGAGGTGGGGCTGATCGACCACCCGCGCATTCGGATGTCTGGGGCGTCTCCTGACGGCATCGTGGATGACGGGCTGATCGAGATCAAGTGCCCTAAGTCTGCCACCCACCTAAAGACCATTCGGGCCGGTAAAGCCGATAACGCCTACTACTACCAAATGCAGTGGCAAATGGCCTGCACCGGGCAGCAATGGTGTGATTTCGTTTCATATGACCCGAGGTTTCCCGAGAAGCACCAGTTGGTGATTCATCGAGTGCCACGGGACGATGAAATGATTTGGGAGCTGGAAGTTCAAGTTGATCTTTTCCAGCATGAAGTTGAAAAAATTGTCGAAGGACTGCTATGAAATTGAATGGTATGGGCCGACTTGGCCGCGATGCTGAAGTGCGTTATCTGTCCACCGGTACGCCTGTGGCGAATCTCTCGATTGCTTGGAACTGGGGCAAAAAAGGAAATGATGGAAAACGCCCCGTGCAATGGCTTGACGGCCACTTCTATGGGCCTTTGGTCGAAAAGCTCAAGGACTATCTGAAAAAAGGTACTGAGGTGTACATTGATGCCAAAGATGTGCGCATCGAGACGTTTGAAGGCAAGAGTGGGCCGGGATACAAGTTGTCTGCGTCCATTCAAGAGATCCAAATTGTCGGTCGCAAAACAGAGGAGGTGCCATTTTGAAGAATTTGAGAACCCCAAGAACCTTGGCCGAATGTGAATTTGAAGTCGGCTACACCCAAGCTCAACTCGAACGCCGATCCGAATCAGCGTATCGATTCGTTCAAATAATAATTGTCCTCGGAGCTCTTTTCTTTCTTTGGCTAGCAACGAAAGCGTAAACCATGAACAAGATAGAACAAATCAAGAAACTCTCTAAGCAAGGTCTGAAGCCCAAAGAGATCGCAATGACTCTCAACACATCTCGGCAGTACGTGTACACCGTGCGCACCGAAATGAAAAAGAAGGCCAAGGCCAGAGCATTGAAGGCCGTAAAAATTGTGCCTGTTAGCAGGTTTGAAAAATTCAAAAAGTTTGTCAAAGGACTGTTTCGTGGATAAGGCTCAATTTGATCACCCGCTCGATATTTACATTGGTGAAGGAAGAATCGTTTATGCAGAAACTCATCAAGCATGGGCGCTTCCGGGAGGGAGGTTCACCAAAGATCGAGAGGTTGCAGAAAAAGCTGCACAGTTGATTTCCGATTTAACAGAACAGTATTGGAGGCGCCGCAATGGATAACATCTGGGTTTTTGTAATTGGTGGATCGTGCATCTTGGCGTGGTTCACCCACATCTTCACCTGCTTTGCTCAATCACTGTGGGGCTTCCTGTTGGCCGGAGCAATCTTTTTTCCGATTGGCATTCTTCACGGGTTTTACTTATGGTTCAAGT